TGACATCCGTCGTCCCAGCACAGGTGAAGGCACTGGCCTGTCTTTTCGATGCACGACTGCTGGTACGTCAGCTAGCTCAGAGCCCAGCTGGCCCAACTTTGTTGGCGACACTGTTACGGATGGGACGTGTGTTTGGACTGCAATTTCTGCGGTTTATGACGAGCTATCAAAACTCAACCCAAGTGCAATTATCGAGCTGTTTGAGGTAAGGCTGGATTCAGCATTGCATGGCAGCAGCGACATATACCGGTTTCATGCGGGGTCAAATGCAAAAATTGACGGCAATATCATTTTTGACGGCAACACGTACTCTCGTATTCCGGTCGTTGCTGATGGATTTGAGTACACAAACACCGGAACACTGCCCCGCCCAACACTGACCATTAGCAACCTCGACAATACGATCACGGCACTGTTGCTTGTTGTAAATGCGCAAACGGCGGGCAATGACTTAGGCGGCGCTGAGGTAAGAAGAATTAGGACGTTGAGAAAGTATCTTGATGCCGCCAACTTTGTAACTACAAATTTTCTGATTACACAAGGCGGCGATCAGCTGATCACCCAGTCTCAAGACAGCTTGGTTGCTGTTGGAGGTTTTGTTGCATCAGCTGACCCAAACGCTCGTTTCCCTGATGAACGCTGGTTCATCGACCGTAAGTCCAGCGAAACACGTGACAGCGTGACCTTTGAGCTGGCGAGCAAGTTTGACTTAGCCGGTCAGAAGATTCCAAAGCGCCAGGTCATCGCCAACATCTGCCAGTGGAAGTACCGCAGCAGCGAATGCAGCTACACCGGCACTGATTACTACGACGTAAACGGCAATGAGGTCAGCACTGAAGCGCAGGACGTTTGCGGCAAACGAGTTGCCAGCTGCAAGCTGCGGTTTGGCGAAAACGCCGAGCTGCCGTTCGGCTCATTCCCTGGAGCGGGTCTGACCAAGTGATGCGTTTATCCGCAGCCATGAAGGCTGAGATTTTGGAGCACGCCAAAGCTGAAACACCACGCGAGTGCTGTGGCTTGGTTGCTGTTGTTAAAGGACGGCGCAAGTACTTTCCGTGCCAAAACATTGCCGAAACACCAGACGAGCACTTTGTTCTTAGCGGTTGGGACGTTGTAGAGGACCAGGGCGAAGTAATCGCCATTGTTCACAGCCACCCCAAAACCAATCCTGAGCCATCAACAGCTGACCGTGTGGCGTGCGAAAAGTCAGAGCTGCCATGGTTCATCGTCAACCCAAACACTGAAGGCTGGGGCTATTGCGAGCCAACCGGCTTCGAGCTGCCGTATGTGGGACGTGAGTTTGTGTTCGGCGTGGTGGACTGCTACACCCTTGTGCGTGACTGGTATGCAAGGGAGTACGGCATTCAGTTGCGTGACTATGACCGCAGGGACAAGTTCTGGGATCGTGGCGAGAACTTATATATGGACAACTTCGCTGCGGAGGGATTTCGCAAGATTCCGCTTGAGGAGGTGCAGCGCGGTGACTTGATTTTGATGAATCTCGTTTCACCGTTGCCGAACCATGCAGCGGTTTACTTGGGTGATCAACAGGTGCTGCATCATGTGCAGGGCAGGCTATCTAGCCGTGATGTCTATGGCGGTTACTATGGAAAGAGCACTGCCTGCGCCTTGAGGCATGAACAAAGGTCTGAAGGTAGTTAAGGTCTATGGCGCTTTGCGTAAACGGCTTGGTCAATGCCGGTTTGAGTTTGATGTAGCAACACCAGCGCAAGCAATCAAGGCGTTGTGCGTCAACTTTCCAGGACTAGAGAAGTGGTTAATTGATAGTGAGCAGGACGGCGTTGGTTATCGCGTAGCTGTAAGCAGGGAAAAAGTAACTGAAGAAAATTTTGCTCCTTTATTGATGCCATTTAGCGACCGCGAAGTTTTTAGCATCACGCCTGTAGTTGCTGGTGCGGGACGGGGAACGGGATCAATTCTTGCGGGGATTGCTTTGGTAGCAGTGGCTATAGCTGTTCCAGGAGCTGGCCTAGCTGGAACCAGTCTTTTTGCATCTGTTGGTGGTGCCGCTACCTTTGGCGCTGGTCTTGCGGCTGCAGCAGGCAGCATTGGTGTTGCTTTAGTTCTTAACGGTGTTGCTCAAGCTATATCCCCACAACCTGATTTAAACAGCACGCTTGATGAGTCAGTGCAGTTGGAGTCGTTTACGTTCTCCAACGTCGTCAACACCAGTCGTCAGGGGATGCCCTGCCCAATAGCCTATGGGCGGGTGTTCGTTGGGTCGGCGGTGCTGTCCAGCGGTCTTGACGTTGACCAGGTGCAGGCATGACTCAGACTAAATACGTCGTTGGTGCTGGTGGTGGCGGTAAAGGCGGTGGTGGCAGCAGGAGCACGCCAACCGAGTCGGACGATACGCTCCAGTCAACACAGTTTGCCAACGTCCTTGACCTGATCAGCGAAGGCGAGATCGGAGGTCTTGATGATGGCAATAAGAGCATCTTTCTAGATGAAACGCCCGTTCAAGCCGCTGATGGCACCAATAACTTTGAGGGCTTTACTGTTGCAACCCGTGTTGGAACGCAAGCCCAGACCCACCTCCCCGGACCGTTTAACGCAACAGAGCGAGAGACAGCAGTTGGCGTTGAGGCTACAAACGGCAGTTCTGTAACCCGCAGCATTACAGATACAACAGTTGATCGCTTGCGTGTCACGCTGACTATTCCATCGCTGCAGGTATTGGAAGACGATGGAGACATTGTTGGTCACAGCGTCCGCATTAAGATTCAGATCCAGTACAACGGTGGCGGATATAACGACGTCATTGATGACACGATCAGCGGCAAAAGCAGCAACCGCTATCAACGCGATTATCTAGTCAACCTGACTGGCAGTTTTCCTGTTGATGTGCGAATGGTGCGTGTCAGTGCTGATGAAACAAGCACGAAACGGGTTAGCACCACAATTTTTCAAAGCTTCACTGAGATTATTGACGATAAGTTCCGCTATCCCAACTCAGCACTGGTGGGCCTGCGGTTTGACTCGCGTCAGTTCAACAGTATTCCGTCCCGTAAATATCTGATTCGTGGAATCAAGGTCAAGATTCCAAGTAACGCGACGGTAGACACCACAACACATCTCGGTCGGCTGACGTATTCCGGCATTTGGGACGGCACGTTCCAGGCTGCAACATGGACGAATGATCCGGCTTGGTGTCTATATGACCTCTTGATTTCTGAGAGGTACGGAGCAGGTGTGCCCGAATCAACGCTCGATAAGTACGACTTTTTTGCAATCAGTCAGTACTGCAACGAGCTTGTTGATGATGGAGCGGGCGATGTAGAGCCGCGTTTCAGCCTCAACATGCTGATTAACAGCAGGGACGAGGTTTACAACGTCATCCAGCAGATGACTGCCATCTTCCGTGGCATCAGCTATTACGGCGCTGGAACGTTGCAGCTGCTGCAGGACAAGCCGTCTGATCCGCAATATCTGCTTAGTCCTAGCAACGTTGTTGACGGTATTTTTCAGTATCAAGGCACGTCCCAGAAGGCACGTCACACCGTTGCTGTTGTGGCTTGGCAGTCATACGACACCCGTGGCGACATTGAATATGAATATGTTGAAGACCATGATGCGGTCGCCAAGTACGGCATCATCAAAAAGGACATCAAGGCCATTGGTTG